GGGTTGGGGCCAGGGAGCCGGCGCCGAAGATGGTTGTGCCTGATGTACCAGTCAGTGGCACACCTGAGCCGAGCAGGGACAGGAGGCGGTACGAGTCGATGCGGGAAAAGTTGAGGTGGCCAGTTGGCTGCAGCTTGGATGTGTCCAGGCAGAATGGAATCATGAACACTGGAGCTGGTGCACCTGGCTGGGCAGATGCTGGGTTGGTAAAGCCGAATGGAGTGTGGTAGTACTGGGGCACCTCAACCCAGTGGGGCAGACCCCGGTACTCACCCACATCCACACCGTTAATCTGAGTCTTGACCTGCTGGCTGCCGCTCGAGTATGGGGAGACGTTCGAGGCGATAAACTTGATTGGATGGCTGAAGACCAGCTCTGCTCTGTAGTCGGCTGGGAGCAGAACACGCTGCACCTGCCAGATCAGCATGTCCAGATCGGTGCTGGCAAAGTATTCGCGCTCAGAGTTGTCGAGGTACAGGTAGTTGGCCCAGGCCTCGTACTGGTAGCTGGCGCTGGGGGCTGTCCAGTAGATGCGAAACTCAATGTCATGGAACTGGAGACCCACCAGTGGCAGTGAGCTCTGGTAATCCTTGCAGAAGAAGAACTTGAATGGGTACCATGTGTTGATGATGTTGGTGCGGACCGAGCTTCCATCGGAGCCTGTGGCGGTGCCAAGGAAGCGCTTGGAATAAGAGTCGCCCATAGTTACTGGCTCAATCAGGTAGTTGAAGGTTTGATCCTGTGTGTCAATCAGCTGACCACCAATATACATCTCAATCTTGTCGATGTGCTTAGTCCAATCGACCGCAGTCACGAGGCCGGCGCTGTCCTTGGCCGTCAGATACATATAGCTGAGGAGATCACCCTTGCGCTCCACGCGGATGCTAGTCATTGCACCGGAGGAGATGCTACCCTGGATGATCTGACGCTCAACTGACTGAGCAAAGTGGGTGTGACGCTTATAGTTTGACCGGAAGAATGAAACCTCGGGCTTCCCTGAGAGATGAACATCCTGAGCACCAATTGCAACAAGCTGGACTGTACCACCAGACATTTACTTTCTATCGAGGTTTTTTTCGTAGAGTGTCTACACATTCGAAATTGAAAATGCCATCGGGTTACTTTGCAGTTGACGCTTGGCTACGTCAAGATTCTGAGCGTATGGGTTACGATGACCCTTATTGACATTCATTGTAGAATACATCTCAGCATCGACATATTGCTGGAAACGGCCACCATCGGGTGGTGGGAGAGGAAGCTGAATATCATCCTGACGTATAGCCGAGATGGAACCATTCATACCGAGAGGATCCTGACGAACATTCATACGTCCACCGGGCAAAAACCCATCAATCTTCTGCGAGCGCTTGTCATCCGGGCGAATCTGGTTACCGGATACATCGCGGGCATCTCTGCTCGTCACATTCTGGTACTGAGCTGGACCAAATGCGAGAGTATCAGCCCGGACAACAGTCTGATCCTTCAGTGTCGGCTCTTCAGTCTTGACGAAGCTTGGGCGAAACTCTGGTGCCTCGATGACACCCTGGCCGCCGTGAGCCTTTCCTCTCATTGGATCGCGAGTATACACCTTGGTTGGGCGCTGGGTCTGGGTCAGAGCGCCCTGGACGGGTGGTGCAGACTTGACGAATGACTCTGGTGGACCCGATCGGCCTGGGAGCTGTGTAAGGCGATTCTCATTTGTGTTGGTGGGCATGACACGGAAAAACTGCTGGAAGCCACCCTGAGCTGCGATGCTTGGGTCGACGCCCAAACCTGGACCAACCTGCATCTTCTCGGCTGGTGCGAGGTTATTCATCTTGTTGGTGATACCCTGGCGGTTGTACAGGTCATACACTGGCTGACCAAATGGGAGACGGTTAGAGTCTGGCTTCAGATCGCCAAAGTTGCTCACAATCTCCTTCTTCATATAGGGCACACCGCTTCCATAGAAAATCTCTTTTGGCCCTGCTGTTTTTACAGCTGAACCACCATCAACGCCGATATCGTTTGATTGAAGGTGGTACATCTGGCGACTGCGACGCTCGAGGTCAGCCTCATTGGTGATGCTACCGGTATCAGCTGGGTTACCGGTGTACTTCTCCTTAGTGCTGAGCTGTTTGCCTGCGAATATCAATCCAACTATCGCAAGAAGAGGTAGTGGATCCATTACTTCTATCACAGAAGTTTTTTAGTTCTTCAGGTATCTGCGCATAAAATCGTTGTTCTGGTATTCAGCGGTTGTGCTGATAGGATCCTGTGTCCAGACGCGAACTGGGGCGTCGACATAAAAGTTGGGAAAATCGTATGGCTGCTCGCTGGTAAACTTCTTGAAGCCGGTTGTATCTACTGGACGCAGAGCATCATCGACATTCACAATGTCAATGATGAGTGGGAGAAGAGTGCCAGTTGGCTCGAGTGACCGGAGTCCTGCCTGAAGAGACATATTAATATGAGCATATACTTTTTTAGCGTGCAGAACCCCCCGAGCCTGCGCGCATCTGGAACTGTTCCTGGCCTCTGCCGTATGGCATGCGGTCAGGGTCACACGCCATGGGGGTGTCATGACACTGTGGTGAAAAGGGGACACCGTAGGCAGCCTGTGCAAACGCAGTCTGATCATTGGGGAATGTGTTGCCTGGAACAGTGTAAAAGTTTCTCATGGCATCCTTCTGACGAATGTGTGGGTGAATCTCGTCCCAAATCTCACCAATCTCCTCGCGAACAGTGGGGTAAAACGCAGCTGGGGCGCGATCTGGATCATCCGTATAATCAGTAATGAGTGGGTTCATCCAGGGATTGTTGGCGGTGGGCATACTCACATCCTTGAACATGCGACCATCACGAGCAGTTGGTCGAGCAAGACCCTCAAACACCATACCATTCTTGTCCAGTACAAACAATGTACCAATCACAAGGCCACCAAGAACCATGATACGAGCATCGCGCGTCAGGACATATACTAGTACGCACGCATACAGAACAAATCTAACAGTCGATGCAACCCGGTCCTTGGCGGGCTGCTTCGACGAAGGCCAAAATTCGAGGAGCTTGTCATTTCTAAAAATCTCCTTCAAGTCCATATTATTCTATTACACTATTTGTTTTCGAGAGCACCCCCGAGGATGTTCGACATGGAAGCCATCAGATCGGCAGGGTTAAATGTTGCTGGATCAATATCATCTGCGCACTTCTGAGCCATCTGCTCAATGGCAGCCAGAGTGTCGGCTGGGAGTGCCGCCATCAGAGTCCCGAGCATAGAGCCGAAAAAGTACAGACTCTGGAGATACTGCCAAATCGCATCCTTCGTATTCTGAGACAGCTCTGGAGTCCAGATCTTTGGAAGATTCAACTCCTTGATAAACTCAATCTCACTCGAGTGCTCAAGGAAGAATGCCTCATCCTTCTCAGAGATGTAGTTGGCATACGGAGTAATGCTGCTCATAAACTGCTCCATGCACATGCGAGCATTCGCCTTGCGAATCAACTCGAATGAAACCTGGTACTTCTTGATGGCTGGCTCGTCTGGAAAAGTCATAACGAGCTCCTGAAGGAACTGATCCATCATGTCATTGAAAGCGCCCACAGACGTCATATTATACACTAGGCTTTTTTCTTTATGCAAGCGGAAACATTCGGAGAGTCTTTTGAATATCGACACGGCAGCCAGGACATCTTGACTCATTCATCCTCTGGAGGCATGCAGTACACATGATGTGACCACAAGGGTCGATACACACATCTGACAGTCGGTCCATGCACACCGGGCAAGTAAACTTTGAGTATTGCTTCGCATTTGTGTTGATGAGAATAGACTCCATCGCCTTGGCCTTACCAGACCACAATGAAGCCTCCTCCTTCAGTTCCTCGATATTGCTATTCTTCTTGTAGTCTTGTATGAGCTTCAGCACACTCTCGGCAAGTACTGGATCACTCTGATTGATGGCTAGGTTCAGCTTTTTGATGTCAGTCATCTTCTCGACATACTCATTGGTGCGTGCGACTGCGTGCGAGTGAGTCTTGATGTACTCCTCCTTGAACTCCCCAAGAGTCTTTTCAAAGTCGAGCCAGTCCTGGTCCAGCTCCACCTCCGTGGGCTGAATGGGTGGCTGCATCCTGTGCATCTCAGTCATGAGACTGGCAATCAGGGACAGGTGAGTCATGTATTATAGAATACGCTCTTATTTAACTAGATGGATAGAAACGTGTGGTCCATGACACCGCCAGACATTATGGAGCTCATAGCCCATTTCGCAGACATTGATGGAAGACGAAGCCTTGGGTTTGCTCCACGCAAGCTCGATCTCAAGTGGCGTGAGTTTGTTC